GGGGCGGATTCCGAAGCTACGTGGCAAGTGACTGAAGATGGGCAAATTCGTGTGAATTACCGCGGAGGCGGTGAGTATATTCAACGTCTTTGGGACTACAATACTGATATGGTCACAGCGCATTATCCGGGCGTTGATTTGATCTATCAAGCGGACCACATGCGTGTGGCTCCGGATTGGTCCATCGTACTCTTGACACCTTTTTCTGCAGCGCCCTCGGAGCCCGGGCGCACTATCAAACTCACTGAACGTGTTACCTTGCAACGTAGGTCCCTAGTTCAAGATGGTTTAAATATGGCTGGCAAAATGATGAAATACTCGTTATTTCAACGTATGGGTGGTACCCATACTTTTGCATTAAGTGGGCCACAGCTCACTAATAGTGTCATAATTACTGCAGAACTCAATTCAGCCCTCCACGCACGGTTATTGTGTGGTAAGGTTGAGTTGTCTGATTTGATTCCAATTATTTCTAAGGACTTTCCTGATAACGTTAGGAACGCGCAAGCCTTAATCTACTCGTGTTACCCCGTTGGTGCAGATGCTAACTGGGAGCGTGTAGATAAATATGATGAGAAGCAACTCAGAAACGCATATCGTATGTTTACACCTAACGTTATAGGTGAAACTTTTAAACCCATTCACACTGTCTTAAGCAAACCGGTTATAGATAGTGCGTTGTTCCCCTGTGAGAGTGAACAGAATGATAAATGGACCGTGGAGGGCAGGATCAACGCGCCTGCGAACGCCGCCACAGTATTACCACCTAGGTTTAATCGATATGTGACTGAATTCTTGGATCAGTATCTTCCAGTTCCAGGGTCGTTAGCTCCGACCCCTTTGGAGGAAGTGCTTTTATCTCAAAATCGCCCTACACAGAAGCTTCGGAATGCGCGTGCAATTCCAGGCCTGGCGTCGTGGTTGGATTATCCTAAAACCACCATTAAATCGTTCATGAAGCACGAACCTTATAATGAGATAGCTAAAGATCCTAGAAACATATCGCAGTTACCGCCTGAGCACTGTTTAGCTTATAGCCCGTATACTTACGGGTTATCTAAACACACCAAATTACATCCTTGGTATGCGTTTGGTCTACATCCTGATGACGTCGCTTTGCGCGTGCATCAACTAGCAGTGGAATCTAAAACACTGGTTGAAACAGATTTTTCTCGTTTCGATGGAACACATTCCCTGGCTATGTATGACTTTGAACTTACTGTGTTGTTACGTGCTTATCCTGCCTCCTATCATCGAGAAATACGACGTGTACATTGGGTTATGTACAATTCCC